ACGCTTGACCTGTTTATGCGCACTCCGGGCGAAATGGACGACATTGAAGAGCGAACAATGCACCCAAAAAGACTTCTTGGGGGCGGATATGTGCTTCCGAAGGCCACGCGAAAACGCATTCGCTGGCAGGGAGAAAAAAGAGTCGTTCATTCATCCGATATTGGCGGTCAACAACGCTTTTGGAACCTTTGGATTGATGATATGGTTGACCGTCAAGTGGAAATTGTCGTTTTCATGACCGATACGCGCGTCATTCGCGGTAACGGCGCACAAGTGATTGACGCAGTTGGTGGTTTTGAATACCTTGTAGACGCGCTGATTGAAAAAAGATGGAATTATCGCTCATTGAAGACTCGTTTGAAGGGAAAACGCTACGCTCCGAGGCAGATTTGGCTTGTTGCAAACAAAGCAGACGAGTGGTGGGACGATAATGCGAACATTTTATGGCAATCGGGCCGTTTACGCGAGCATAAAGTGTTTGATTCGCACCGTCCAGCCATGCGAAGACTCCAAAAAGCCGGTATTCCGTGTCGCGTAAGCATGATGGCGACGAAAATCGGCTGGAATGTGGAAAAAACAATGGTAAACATGCTAAGTTGGTGATGAAATGCTTGGAAATACACCCCAAAACGACCTATTGCGGCTTGCCGCACAGACCCAAATGAGCCTCGCGCAGATGCAACAACAGGCTCAAGCACAGGCCGCAATGAGCAATGTGAGTCAACATATTGAGGTCCCACAGGTTAATTTTTACCCTTCAAGGCATCAAAACCCCAAAAAAGCGCGCAGAAAGGACATAAAACAAGCATATTCGCTTCTTACGCCTACAAAACGCTCTATTTTCTCTCCAAAACGCGTTTGGGGCGGAAAATACCGTTACAATACCAACACAATGCGATGTTGCGTGGACGGATGTGATGTAGAATACCTTTTGCGGATGGCCGGAAACATCTACGAGCAAATCACCGACGATGAAACGGGGCAATCCTTGTGGGACATTTACTTCAAAAATCCCGTCACAGGAGAAGTTGAAGCCTTTGTAGCGCGCGAAAAAGTGACCAGCGGACGCGTTTTGAGGGCTACATACTGTCCCGAACACCTGCATTTGTATCATTTGTTGACAAAATGGGAGCGTGAAGACGAAGCGGAAGAAGAAGCGAGCGGTGGAACTCTCAAAGCCAAGTTGAGAAAAGGTGTTTCAGTCGTTGCTGTGCCTGTCAACAGCATCAAAAAGAAAGACAATACACCTCCAATCCTCGCAAAATACGAGCAATTCTTCGCAATGCTCAAACAAGACAACATCCCCATCACACATTTCACCAATTCCGCGACGGGAATGAATGATTTGGTCATGATTGTTTTTGATATGCGCCAATTTCAAGCCGGAAATAATACGCGTTTGCTTCATGATGCTCTCGCGATGCACGAAAAAATACAACAAAACAACCCTCTTCCGTTACCGCAAGAACAAAATGAGGGTGGCGCGTGAGGTGGTATCATGGCGTGGTGGTCAAATAACCAACAACCCGCGCAAAACAGCGGCGCGCTGAACCTCGGACTGCCAAACGGACAACAGCAAATCCCTGCTGGCGCGGGATACGGCGCGGCTGGTGGCTACAATCCCTACACACCCCCGCCCCCTCCGACTGAAATGGACATCCTGTCCATGATGATAACCGCCAATCCGCTCATTGATAAGTGGCTATCGGAAAACAACGGCGCGAACTTGAACATGCTCATCGGACTCATCAGCAATGTGGTTGCGGTTTCGGTGCATCAAATGCTCGCAAACGCCAAAATCAAGGAGGGAGATGATGGTTTTACCTTTGATTTTAGCGGCGTGCAGGGTTTACCGACGGGTGATAGCGTCACTATGACGCAAACGCAAATCCTCAACGCGGCTTCCAACAATGTTCAACAAATGAACATGCAATTCCAGCAGATGGTCGCCATCGCAAACCAAAGCACCATGCAAGGTATGCTGGATAGCGCGCTCGCAGACCCCGGCATGGTTCAAAGCGTCGCGCAGGGTGGTGGGACTTTCATCCGTTCTATGCTTGGAGGTCGTTGATATGCCCGACATCTCCACTTTTTACACAGCGTTGAGTGACATGACCAATTTGCGCAAATCGGTCGTTGTTGATATGATAATGGTTCAAGTTATCAGTTTGACACTTGGATGCTTCCTCATTTTGCTCTTTTCGGGTCCTACGATGAACTCAAATGAGTTGTCATGGCTCATCGGCGCGCTCTTCGTTTTTTTCAGCGCATCCGGTATCATTTACCGACGACTCTCCAATTGACCATTTCCCAACAGGACATTCGCTATTTGCGAAAATAGTTTTGGTTTTGATGAAGCAACCGCACAGACTGCAACGGTCGTGTTTTCGGTCGGGGCATTCGCGACAAATGTTGTAGCGCCGCTCCCGCTCTGTCAATGAAACCCTGTTGTTGCTAAGAAAGTCCATAGCCGCGCGTGAAAGACTCTTCGCAGTATCAATGGTGACAGGAACACCCGCAATTTTCGGCGCACGACCGAGCCGCTTTCGCATGGAAACACTCTTTTGCTACGGCTACTTGGAGTTTGCTATGGCGGAGCGTATATCGCGAGCGTCTTGCAAGTTTTGTCAAGACGAAGGGCGTGATTCGTTGGAAGAAATGATGAAGGCTGGCCTCATCACCGCGAAACAACTTGACAAAGACATGGAATGGCGCGAAGGGACGGCTGACCGCCACTTTCGCAATCACACGGGTGAATATCACATGGCTTCAAATAGCGATTGTGGCTTTTGCACTTCACCTCAGCGAGAAAACCTTGAGATGGCGTATTTTAACGGAGCGATGACGGCTGATGAAATCGCTTTGGACATTCAAATACCCGAATCCAGCGTCTATCATCACATCAAACACCACCTCAAACCCATTGTCCAAAAAGGAGCGGCTGACCTCATCATTGTTGAGGCAGGTCAAGAAATGGAGTCGTTAAGGCACAACTTGTCGCGCATCAACGGTGAGTTGGGGCATTTCCTTGACGATGCTGACCGCAACGACCCTCAATATGTGCGCAACATCGTTTCGCTCCACAAAGAAGTGCGCGAAACGGTGAAAGACATTATGCGCATTCAAGACCGCGCCGCTGGAACAACCAATGAACACATGACGGCGCAGACTATCAACATCCTCAAAGTTGAATTAGCGAAAGAGTCGCCCGAAGTGTGGGCGAGGCTTCGCAGTAAACTCATGGGAGAGGGTGAATGATGGTAGGCGGTCCCGAAGGAAGCACAAGTGGATTGCGTTTCAACCCGCGTCAAAGCGCTGAGGAATTGGAAGACGATTCTTCGGTCGGGCGTGAAGACTCCGAAGAGCGTGCGCGCCACGACGCCAAAAAACGCGAAAAGCAAGAGAAGCGTGCAAAAATGATGCAAGGACTTCAACATATGAAAATCAAAATCCCTCAAAAAGACCCCGAAGACGAAGAGGATAGCCAAATGAAACAACAGGCCGAACTCGGCCAAATGACAGGACAGGTAGGTCAAAGTGAGGCTATTGACGGGGCGAATCCGAACGCGAGTGGTCTTGGTGCAAACATCATGCTCTCCACCGACTACATTGACGAAGCATTTGAGATGATTCGCAAAAAGAGGGATGCGCCTAAGTTTGATACTGACAGACCTCAAAAAACGACGACCATTGAAACTGTGCGCGCCCGCGACCGAGCCAAGACAGGAAAAAAGCGAAAGTCGCGCAAAAATATCACGCTTGAATCGGAGAAGCGTAAGCGACGAAGAAAAGGTAGCGGCGCACCTCTCAAGGCTGGAAATGTAAGGTCGCCTGCCGCAATGACCAGCATGGCTTCTGCGCGCGCAGGCTACATGATGTCACCCGGCTACACCTACCGTCAACGAACCGCGCCTCGCATATTGACCTCTTCAACAGGTCGTTCTCGCGCAAAACAGTCCTACCCCGACCCTCGCCAGCGTGAGGCTGAGGCAATGCGTCAGCAAGTTCGCCAATCACAACCAACGCAGGACATCACACCTCCTGTGCCGACCATCACACCGAAATCGCGTTTGACACGCGGCCCTCGTGGTCGCGGTCGTGCGAAACCGCACATGAAAGCATTGCGTCAGCCGAGAACTGCGGCAACGCCAATGGGTCAAGAGATGACGGAAGAAACTTCGCTTGCTGATTCTATTCTCAGCAAAGGACGACAGAAAGTGAATCTTGGTATATCCGCGCGCGATAAGTTGGAATATCGCGCATTGATTGACAAACTCAACAAATTGTTACGCGATTTGATGCGAAAGAATGACAAATCAATGGATGGTGTTGACGGCCCCTCACCCAATTCATCGGGCGGTTTGACTTCAAATCCAACGGGTGCGACGGAAACCGACCCCGACGATGATGCAACGCGATGGGGCGCGCACGCTTATGACCTCTATGTGAGCCGAGGTGGATTAGCGTGAGCGACCTTATCCTCAAGGGCAAGGGCGTTTACTACATGGATAAAGACGGTGTTATGCACCCCATGTCGTTCCCTCCCGAACATTCACCGCACGACAAAATGTCGCATTTTTACATCAACTCAATGACGGGCGAGCCGTTCGCTGAAATCCCACCTCACCTTCGTCAGTTCCCTAAAGAAAAAGCCGCGATGATTTTAGCAAATGAAATCATGAAGGGTGGCTACATTGATGAGAACGGTGTTCGTCGCAAACCTACAACCGAGGGCAACGCGTTGAAAATGGCGAAGGAGATTTTCAACTCGGCGGCTATGCGCTTCAACAAAATCAAGCGCGATAACGGCGATGATTTTCACACCGTCCCTATTCCTTTTGACGAGAACGGCAGATTGCACCCCGACTACATGAACAACCACTACGGTTCGCATCAGTCTCGCCGTGTTCCTACCGCGCAACGACAGACGCGCACAGAAGACGGGAAACTTATCAACAATAACGCGAACAACAAAGCGCACCCAACGCTCGGTGTTCACCTTGAATCGGCGGCGTTTCACACACACAAAGAGTTCCTTGACGAAGTTGAAAAGCGCGGCATTGACACTCAATTGGGTGCGAAACAGAATGTGATTGAACCTCAGCAAATCACAAACGGTGTCACGCGTCGCTATTCTTCAAACGAAAAAGACCCTACATCCAAAGAAAACAACACCTTCCCATCGCACTACGATGAGCAACATGCACAAGCCGCCGCTTACGGAAAAATATCACCAATGTCAATTGTTAGCGCTTTGGCTGAACGCGCACCCGATTTGTTCAACCCGTCTGCAAAGGGGGGTATGTCCACCTCAGCAATGAACCACTTCATGGACATGGGATACGACCAACCAACCGCTCGTTCAATGGCTCGCGCGCCAATCAATCAGTTGCTTTACGGTCGCGGTCAAGACGGCTCGGAAACAGGGTTGCGCATCGTCATGGCAAACATGTCAGAGGCTATCGGCATCGCCGAGAATCCCGACATTCAAAACGCCTACCGCAACCACAGAAGTCATTTCTCAAAAGAAATACGCGGTGGTGACCGAGGGCGAAACGAAGCCGCAGTTGAGTTGATGGCGATGCTCAAGACCGCAGAGGAAATGGGCATAGAGCCTCAAGCCTACTCAAGCATGAGCGCACCCCCACCGACCGTTGCTGAAAATTACATCAACATTGCTTCGCAACAAGCGCGACAGGTTGACTTTGACGCTCTCGGTAGTGCCGATGAAATGCATGATATGCGCGGCAAAGTCAACAACAACTACGAACACCTTCACGATTCGTTCCCGCCGCACCTTAGCGGTGGAAGCATCGGTGCAGTTCAGCAAGACGCTGACCCAATTTTACCCCCTCAAGAACCCATCACAACTTTACCCGAAGACAATCAAAGCCAAGTGCCGCTTGAGGGTGACCCGTTTGCAGGCTTCGGTGGTTCGGCTGGATTTAGCGGTTTCAACCCCGACGATATGCAATTGTCCGATGACGACCCGATGGGTGTCATCGCGAATATCATGGAGCGCGTGCAGTTGCACGACGCTGGTGGCTCATTGCTTACCAAATATGACCCAATGGATGCTTACGACATGCAACGATTGAGCAAGGAAGTTGGCGTGTCATCAATTGATGTTCGCGCGATTGCTATGTCGCTCGGAGATTGGGGTGTGATTGCGAAATCTTTTAACACGACGCGCGATGTGGTTCGCGTTATCAAGAGGTCCTGCGGAGGTGCAGTCAATGGTTGAATTGTGGGAAATTGAATGGAACAGTAGCATGATTCAGCATGGCGCTGACATGGGAACGATGGAGTTTATTTTCGCAAAAGGCGGAACTCTTCGCGATTTTAATTATGTTTTACTTAATCAAAACGACGACACATGGGAGCCGCTCATCAAGGCTGTCGCTGAACGCGACAACTCCCACCCCGACATTATTCTCAAGAATGTTGCACCTTACGGCGTTGACCGAAACTTCCGACCCGCTATTCCTGCTCAAGTCGGAGGTGTTGAGACTGCCGTAGGAAATAAAAAGCAAATGAGAAACTTGCTTGGTGCGCAACGAGTCATGGATTCGCAAGCCAACATAAATGCCGCGCAAGCCGCAGGTCAAGCGCCGCGAGGTCGTGATATAGCCAACACAGGTCGGCGCATGGCTGGATTTGCTCAAGGCGCTCGCAACATTGCAAGCGATGCGCGTTCTGTCGTCGGCCCTGCCGCCTCCGCGACTGCTGGTGCAATCATGAGTGGCGGTCAAGCGGCTGGTCGTGGTCTTGCGGCTGGTGCAGGTATGGCTGGTCGTGGTCTTGCGGCTGGCGCACAACGCGCTGGTCAAGGTATTGCGGCTGGTGCAGGCGCAACGAAAGACTTCCTCGCGCGAAAGTTTCCCGGTGTCAAACAACGCATGGGTCAATTCATGCAAGGCGTAGGCGATACCGCGCGACATGGAATGGAAGCGACCTTTGGAGCGAAAGACCCAAGAACGGGTAAGCGAAGCGGTGGCTTCTTTGAAAACAGAGCATTGCGACAGGGTGCAAAAACTGACCTTGACCAACGACAAACAGGGACGGCTAATGCTCTTGAACGACAAAAACAACGCGCTTCGCAAGGCGCTGACCCTGCAAAACGCGCTGAATTGATGAGTGAATACCAAACGGATTTCAACGCTAACGAAGAGGCAAAGCAAAAATTGCAAGCAGATATTGATGAGCGAGGTAAATACGCTGGCTTCGGTGGACTCCGAAGAAAAATCCGAGAGTTGGGCGATGCGCGTCGTGGTGTAAATCAACCCGACCCCGCCGCTCTTTCTGCGGCTGAGGGCGTTGAGGAATCAATGGAAGAGGGTCCAGCCGAACAAGCGATGGCTGATGAAACTCCCGTTGACGACTTGGTTGACGAGCCAACTCGGAACATGCCGAAGCCCGAAGCGGGAAAGCCTCAACCTGTTGACGACTTGGTTGACGATGAAGCGCCTCCGATGACTCGCGGTCAAGAACTCGCAATGGGCGCTCTAAGAGCGGCGAAGTATTCCGGTGCGGAAAATGACCCTTCAACATATCGCGGCTCAACACAGACGCAATACGGGAATGTAAGCGGTTTTGATTTTGACAACATGAGTCGTGAGGACTTGCAAGGTAAGTTTAGAATGCACATCCCTAAACAAAAGGCGATGTTTGACCACCTCGTTAATGAGTTGGGTCTTTCGCCTGCGGAAGCCGCGAAGGAAGTTGAGACGACTGAGGTTCAAGTTCCCGACGACGACCTCGTGGACGACGAGGATGACCTCACGGACGACATTTTGGTTTCAGCAGAACGACTTGAAGTCAAAGGGTGGGATGCGCTCTTGAAGCAATTGAATGTTCGGTGATGATGTGTGGAAGCGCTCTCCCTTGAAGCGATAGAGGAAATTGACTTTGAGGTAGCGAAGCGCGACTTCAAGTTTTTCTTTGAAGAGATTCTTGGGTTTCAACTTTCCCGTCATCACGAGCAATGGTATAACAACCTTGAATCGCGTAAGCGATATTGTGTTAAAGCCGCGCGTGACCACGGTAAGTCAACGCTGTTCCTCGGTTACATGCTTTGGAAAACGGCATTCAACCCGAAGACAAAAGCCGTGTTGATTTCGCACAGTCTGCATCAGTCCATCCACCACATGCGCACACTCAACGATTTGATTGACAGCGTTCCTTTTCTCGCGAAAATGAAGAAACCCGATTCGTGGTCCAAAACTTTCTTTGGTTTCACCAACGGTTCAAACATCAGCGCGAAATCAGTTGGTGGTGCTATCCGTGGTATTCACCCCGACCTCATTCTTTGTGACGACATTTTGTGGGGAACGACGGATACCGAACTCGCTCGCGTTGCTTCGTGGTTCTACGAAGTCCTCGTGCCGACGCTTCACCACACCTCCAAACTAATGATTGTCGGCACACCGTTTACACCAACTGACCTTTACACCGAACTTGAATCGCGCGAAGGGTATCTCGTTGAAACCTACCCCGCCATCAACACCAAAGGTGAGGCTCTTTGGCCGGAGCGTTGGGACTTGGAGTCGCTTGATGCTCGTCGTAATGACATGCCAGCCATTGCGTTTGCGCGCGAATATCTATGTGAACCAATGGACGATGTAAGCAGTCTGTTCCCATCCACCATTCTCCAAGCCGCGAAAGACACATCACTCAAGTTGATTGAGCGCGAAGTGGGCGACCCCGACGACCAATACTTCATCGGTTGGGACCCCGCTATTTCATCCGACCGCTCGGCTGACTACACCGTGATGGTGGTGCTTCGTCGCCCATCCACCAATCCCGAACTGCTTGAGTTGGTTCACGCGATTCGTAGAAAGAACATGGACTTCCGCACACAAATCACCGAGATTCAACGA